CTGGTCTTAGTGGTCTTACAGATGCTAACACTTCAGGTACTATCGATGATGAGCGTTCAGCTGTTCATCCAAGAGGTGGTATGGATACAGCAAACGGTGAAGGTCTTGGTACTACTGGTACTAGTCCTAACTCTGCTTTCAATGAAATGGGTTTCACCATTGAGAAAGCAACTGTATCAGCAAAAACACGTGCATTGAAAGCAGAATATTCGCTTGAACTCGCACAGGATCTGAAAGCAATCCACGGTCTGGACGCTGAAAGCGAACTGGCTAACATTCTTTCAACTGAAATTCTTGCTGAAATCAACCGGGAAGTAATCCGTACTATTAATAGCCAAGCTAGAACTGGTGCTTCTACATCTCAAACAGCAGTTGACGGTGTCTTTGATCTGAAGAATGATGCTGATGGTCGTTGGAGTGTAGAGCGTTTCAAAGGTCTGATGGTTCAGATCGAACGTGAAGCAAATGCAATTGCAAAACTGACTCGTAGAGGTCGTGGTAATTTCATCATTACTTCTTCTGATGTTGCTTCTTGCTTGTCTGCTACTGGAATGTTGGACTATGCTCCAGCTCTGAAAGATAGCCTGACAGTCGACGATACTGGTAATACTTTTGCTGGTGTTCTTAATGGTCGTACCAAAGTATACATCGATCCGTATGCAACTGTAGACTATATTAACGTTGGATACAAAGGTACCAATGCTTATGACGCAGGTCTCTTCTATTGCCCATACGTACCGCTGACTATGGTCCGTGCCGTAGGTGAGAATGACTTCCAGCCACGTATCGGGTTCAAAACTCGTTATGGTATGGTATCAAACCCATTTGTTGGAAACGCTCCAGCAAACGGTCTTGCTAATGCAAAGACTAACCAGTACTACAGAATCTTCCGCGTAGATAATATCCTCGACGTATAAGAAAAAAGAGAGGAACCAACCTCTCTCTAAGAATAACTACCAAGGGCGCTTTCGGGCGCCCTTTATTTATGTGGAAATAAAATAAAAAACATTGAAAATACTCCTTTACATTTACTCTAAAATGTATTATAAAGAATATAACAAATGATAAAGGAAATATTATGTGGACACTCAGAGGACAATTCAGCGTTAGGCAATTCGATGAAACTACAGGAAAACCTAGAACTGAAGGTCCTCTTGAGTGGACTGCAATAACAGTTAAAACTCAAGAAGAAGCTGAAGAATGGTGGAAATGTAGAACTAGTACTAATTGTAAAGTCAATAGAGTTAGTACAATGTTTGATCCAAATGGTAATGTTGTTAAAGTAGCATTTAATTAACTACGAATTAGATATAGATTGTAAATGTAAACGAATTCGTTCGTTTCTATCATCTATTGCATCTATTGATTTTTCTATTGCCAATTCATAAGCAGCAAGTTTTTCTTTAGTCGATTCTTCTTCTGGTGGTGCAAATGGCTGAGTAAGGTATGCGTCAAAAGGAATGTCAATATTAGCTTCTGTTATAGTTTTAGATTCATAATGATTTATCCAATATACGGTTCCTCTAAAATCAGGTCCTATAGTCCAAGCAGATCCATCCCAAACCGCACATTCCTTATCTGATAGATCTGGAATAGCAATTGTAGTTGCGTGGGCTGGAACGCGATCATTACCTCCTAAAGGGCATGGTTTTGCAGTAGTTGTATTGGTATACACTTTAGTTTTTTTATCATAATTATATATTAACGTCATAATTAATTCCTTATATTTTAATGCAGTACATTACTTCAATATCATTTATATAAGTACCTCTAAAATCTGGAACATTGAAGGAGTTAGTGCCATCACCTATTCCATATTTAATATCAATTGCAGAAAATAGATTTGAATATAATTTTCTATCAATACCTGAACCATCGCATTCTAGCCAACCTTTGGGTTCTATTCCAACTGAGAAAGTCATAATACTTCCTGATGGAAGATTAATATTTTCAATTGCTTTAGTATTGCTATTGATGTTATCTGTATTAGTAGCAATATTTTTTTTATTAATAGCAATATTTTTTTTATTATTATCGATATTAATTATTGCTTTATTTAATTTTAATACAGTTACTACTCCTGTATTAGTCATTGTAACGTCACCAGACAAAGAAGCTGCAGTAAACCCTGCGCCGTTATTAATTAAAATTTGAGTATCTAATAGCATTTTAGATGATGCATCACCATCTGCAGCGTCATCTCTAACTAAAACTGAATTAGCATCCATATCTTGAATTTTAGCATATGTGATTTCATCATCTGGAATTTTGACTGCTGTTATTGCATCATCTGCAATCATTTCATTAAAAACTTGAGTCTCTGTTATAATTCCATTTGCAGTTGAACTTCCAAGAACAGTATTTGCAACAGAAATATTTTGTATTTGAGAATAAAATACTTTATCATTATGTGTCATTGATCACCTTTATTTACATAATTAATTATTCAGGTTTATCTGGCCAAGTTACATTTGTGGGAAACCCTTCTTGGGCAGGCAAGTCTCTCAATGCTTGTCGATAAGTGCGCCACTCATCTGTTATGCGGTCAGCTAAAGCCATGTAGTCAGACGCCACTAGTAATGCATCCCGATCCGCTCGTACTTGTATTGCGTTTGCTACCACAGCACTTTCCTGAAAGTCAGGCCAATCACTTATGTTTGCAGAATTATCAAATACTGCACCAAGACCTGTTTCTTTGTTATAAAATATTTTAGACATTAGTTTATCCTTACTAGTATATTATATTGTATAGTATAGTCTAATTGAACCGTTTGCACCATCACCAGTCACTACGGTTGTTGTAGTACTACCGCCGAAATTAACGTGTGTAGCACCGCCGCCACCACCTGGAAATCCACCGTTTACACCATCTACATTTGTAGTAGATGCAGCTACACCATCACCTGCGTAAGTTGAGACACCAAAGGCGCCAGCGCCGGCATTTCCTGTCATGCCTTGTGATGCACCACCTGCAAATTGTTCAGTAGCAGGAGTAAAGCTTGTATCTGCGCCAGCTCCTGAACCACCACCAGTTACATCCCAACTAGCGGATATATCATTTTCACCTGGCCTTGTCCACCAAATTATCTGTCCACCGCCGCCAGTAGAAGCACCTGAGTTAGCCGCTATTCCGCCTTCGCCGCCAGCAGCTGTATATATTGTACTACCAGTTCCTATGGTTGTAATAGTAGTATTGCCACCGGCCGGTCCTTGACTGGAAGTAGAACCAATACCACCACTGCCAATTGTAAATGAAGCGCCGTTAAGTGTGCTAGCCTTCAAAGCAATGATCATAGCACCACCACCTGCCCCAGCCCTCGCCTTTTGGATAGATGAAAAACCAGTCTTATTCGCAAACGTATGTCCACCGGCACCTCCACCACCAACACCATAAGCAATGACCCAAGCGTCATCACTTAAAGCGGCTGGTTTAGTCCAAGTGCTTGATGTAGTAATTTCTTCTGTGTGTGAATTCCAATTAGGTTCTACTGGGTAATCAGAAGCTAATATACTACTTAGGTCTGTATGATTAGCTAGTTTAACCCAGTTACCAGCGTGAGCAAAGTAGCCTGCGCCTGTAGAATGAACATGAGCAAACATACCATGATAGGTGGTCGCGCTTGGCAAATCACCTTCTGTAGCATACATGTTTGCAAATAATACTTTGTTGCCTCCGGCATCAATATCACCTGTAATTCCATAGCCTGATAATGTAGTTGGAGTATTTGTTAAATCTGAAAATGCTACACCAGCACCACCACCAGAAGAGGTTGATTGATATTTAATGCAAGCAAGTAGGGCTATGTTGCGTGGGCGGGTTTCTGTACCACCTGTAGCTGCCGTTTCCCTATTCGGAGAGCCTGAATATAATCGTTGTGTAGAATCCGCCGCTGAGTAGGCACGGTTGTCATCAACCGCTGTACCGTTGTAAACAGTGTGTGTGTGGCTTTTTAACTCATCAGCCTGTGCAGAACCAAAAGCTCGACTAGTATCAATTCCACGGCCGTCATCCCAACCTCTGGGAAACTCACCACGAAGGTCAGGAACATTGAACGTGGAAGAGCCGTCACCACTACCAAAAGTTGTACCAATTGCTGCAAACAAATCAGCATAAGTTGTTCTTGATATAGCAGCACCAGTAG